TATCTACAGTATGCTCGCCTGGATATAATAAAATTGTAGTTTTACCAAATCTATCGTTATCTAATCCTTGCTGATATGAAAATCTTGAAGATTCAATTAATGCACGTTGAATCGTCTTAAATGGACGAGTAAGTGAATTACCCTGATTTTCTATACTATCGGTTGCATCCAAATCATTTGGATTTACATAGAGGATATTACCTCTAGTCGATTTCAGAAAATTATCTAATCTGGAGAGACCCATCTTACACGCACTTATAGTCCTTGTTATGGATTATTTAGCTTTCGTCTTCTCCCCCATATTCATGTCTTTCCACCATATACTCGATAGTATTAGCAATATCATTCATTGCATCCCGAATATGGAATTGTTGACCAGATTCTTGTTTACGGCTGACGGGATCGATCATGCTCCAACGCCACTGCCTCATATCTTTTGAATACCAGATCTTTACATCCATAGTTTATTTATAAATTAGATGTCAATCTACCGGCATTAACTCCGGATTCTCCAATTCTAACTCATAATTCAATGGATGGCACTCTTCAGTCATCAAATACTGATATGCCTTATAAAGATCTTCCTGCTCCCATCTTTTCTCACTATTTGCCATTTCTAATATTTCCGGATCATCCTTAGCAATAGAAGGAAGTTCATCAAAAGTAAAAGGCATGTTTTGTATGAAATACATTAAGACAAGTTTATCTCCCTTGTCATACCAACAGTACTTTGTGTGTATGAGGTATTTCATTTTTCATGCTTTTCCTCCCAATTTATTTAGTGAGGATTATACCAATTCATCAAAAGAACAGTAGCAAAAATTCCGATAACAACACCAAGACCAAGCCAAGAAAGTACTGCCATGATTAATTAAGGAGTGGAATAGGATAATCTTTCTTCGGGACAAGTCTCCCGAACAAAATTTAAAACATTCATGAACTCTTCTACTGTATCACACTCCACAGTTTTTGTATCTCCATCACTAGAATAAAGATAAACTGTACGCTTAGTGGTGTCTACCACACACTTGGTGAGATACTCGTCAGGATTTTTCATTTACCTATACTATCAATAAAAAGATCATATGTCAAGCAGCTTGTGCCACTTCCGCAACCTGAGCAGTAATCTGATAATAGCAATGAATATTTGATGCGTTACAAGATTTGATCACTATTTTCCTACCCCACTCAATCTTATCCACTACTAGATCTTGAACATATCCAATAGGAGTAAGCATAACATGAATACTATCAGGATCAATTACTCCAACCCAATCATCAGGTAATAAAATTGAATTCACCAAATGCCTAGGGTTATTTGCATCCCCATCAACATTTAATACTCCTTTCAATACTTTTTCCATTTTTATAAAATCAATGTGTTTATTTAGCATTATTATACCAGAAGGAAAGGACAAATCTCTCTGCATCCTCCACTTTAGTAACATAATGCTTATATTGTGAATTAGAAAAAATACATAACTGACCTATTTTAGGTTCTACTTTAAAATTCTCAAATCCAGTATGACCTCCATTAAAATCATCATTCAAATATAACATTGCTGCAAAAATATCATAGATGTCATTCTTTTTAGAATTATCATAATGAGGATTCATAAATGTTCCTATTGGCCACCTCACCACTCCAACATAATCTAAATTAGCACGATCATCAAAAGATTTACATATAGCAGTAACTTTATCAACTACATTCATAAAAAAATCTGCCTTTTCCTCCTTCATGTTTATGAAATCTGCATCTCCACCTTGATATGCAGCATGACCATCATCTTGAGGAGAAGCAACAGGACCTGTAACATCATGAACAACCTGATGTCCTTCGGTTGTTATCGTACTCAGAAAAGTATCTCCACCCCTCTTTTCACTACCATAAGGCATCTCTTTATTATTTGCATTAGCATAATCTATAAATGTCTTACATTCATCAGGAGTTATAAAATTCTCCTCAACATAAAGAAGTTTTCTCATCCAGTAATAGTATTTCTATCCCCTCTATATCTTTCATCATTAAAATTTGGATTTTTCTCAGCAGGTTGATAATTAGGATCAGGATAATCTTTCCAACTACTCCCTTCATACTCAGTTATAAGAGGATTAATATCCTTCCTCTCTGCATATACATGATAGAAACAATCAATAGGCATTCCACCATTAGATTGAAGATAAATTTTCTCATCATCCCATCTCTTCACAATCACATCTTGATGGGCTCCAATGGGTTGAAGTTGAACCGATATACTATTTGTATGAACCAAACCTTTCCACACTTTAGGTAAAATAATTACTTTTTCCCTCTTCACCCTTCCTCTACAATATACCCCAACTTCTGGTCCCTCAATACAAGCATATCTCAATCTCCACCCTTCACCTTTAGTTGGGTGTTGAATATCAAAAGGTTTTGGTCTATCATCTGCCTGACCAAATCTAGCAGACAATGTTTCACCACTTGTTCCCTTTTCAAAATATGCTTCACCCTCCTCATCTATCCAAACCTTTCCACCATTAATATTACATATCCTCCCCGTACCAACCACATCAAGGGGACCACCCCAATGGTTTTTATCACCTTCAATTCTTACATTACCCCTAACATATAATGATCTCTTTGCAGGAGTACAATCCTTATCATTATTCTTAGTCTCACCAACCATTACAGTTGCTACATTCTCACTAAATTCAGTAGGACCACCAAAGACTGCTGGACCTTCACAAAGCATTGATCCATTTATCTTTTCATCACCCTCCCCAATTGGCGGACAAATACCCGTACCAACCTTAAGTTGACCCCCAACATTTTCATCATCCACACACCAGCTCATTAAACTATCCTCCTATACTCGATTGTTTTCTTTTTGTAGTCTTTGTCCACCTACTTTAGAATCTTTCTTAGAACAGGCATCCGTAACACCTCTAATTATAGATCCATAAAGTTTTAAACAGGTATTGCCAGCAACATTAACAGTACCAGTGCTAGTAATATTAGTTCTTGTTTTAGAATCTAAAATTATTTTTTTAGTTTCATAAACACTAAAAGTTTCAGTAGCAGTACATTTAATATGCCCTTTAGAACCTCCTTCACCAACAGCAACTAATTCAATATCAGTTCCCTGCAATCTAATCTTACCATTAGTAGCAGTGATACAAATATTACCATTAACTGCATTTAAAATCAAGGTATCTTGTGCTTCTTCATTATCACTACCAGCTTCAACTTGGAAATTCCCAGGACTAGTAGAACATGTCCATCCCTTCCTCTGACCATCAATATCTAATGAAAACTGATGCCTACCATCAGGAACACGAATCATGGCTCCTGCTGTTACATCTCCTCTCTTATGAATTTCACCAAAACTAAGTGATCCCTTATCATTTCCATATCTTACAGCAGTATAATTCTGCTTTGCAGTACCTGTAGGAGTCTGACGATTACCAAAAGATTGTAACTCTTCTGTAGTAATTACTCCATCACCATCCGCATCTACTCTTTTATTTGAGGGAAGTCTATCTAATTGTTGATTACTAGCGGTTGCCATATCTATGTAAGATTGTCAGGAGTATTGGGAAGATTTAAACGAGGATCATTACTATTAATATCAGTACCAGCCCTCTGAATTGCAGATGGAGGTGTAGTGACCATAGCATCAATACTTTCTTGCATTGTATCATATATCTGTACTAATTCACCAGCTGTCTCAAAGAAACCAGCATATTTAATACCATCTTTATAAAATACAGCACCATAGTATGGTTTACCATCATAGTATCCAGTCTGTTTCAATCCAACCAAATCAGTTACCTGAATTAAAGTATTAGGATCTGCTAAAGGTGGAGTACGACGAGGAGCCAATTTTGCTATAAAATCCGCACCTATACCAGTAGGTACTTTAGGTTCTTGAGTTTTTACTCTTATATTTGGGTAACTAGTATAACCACTAGGTCTAGCTGGTTCTCCAACAGCAGGTCCTGGTACTGAAACCTTTGTTATTTGTCCAAAATTACCAAACTCTGGTTCATAACAAATCTCTCCACCACCAGGAGTTTCAATACATACTAAATCTCCTGGACCATAATTTATCCCCTCATCTGTAGGAATAATTTCATCCAACTCTAACTGAACAGGGTATGAAGGTGGTCCAGCAGGAGGAGGTTGAGGAGGTGGTGCAGTGTAACCATTACCAGGATCAATTACTGTTACATCAGTAACAATACCAACTCCATCTATTAACTTAGGACAAGGTGGAGGAATAAGAATCGCAGAAACACCAACCGGATTCACTGTCCATGGTTTACTAAAAGCTTTTCCTGTCTTTGGATCTGTTTCCCTTATATTAACTTTTTTAGTAATCTTAGCATTAACATATGTTGGATTATTCCAAAAAGTAGCATCTGGCAGTCCTGTACCATTATAAAGAACTATTTGCAGAGTTCTTTTTCCTTTAACAATACGAGGTGAACCATAAACTACATCAGGATGAGGTGGTAAATTAGATCCAATCTCCCATGTTAAAGGAACCTGAGCTTTTAATACTTCAACACCATCAACTTTAATAGTTGCTATATTATCTGCCGCAGCCCTTATATCATAATTTCCAGTCTCCGGAAAATCAACATTATTCCATGTTAATGTCCAAGTTTTATCTTGATAATTCTCACGATAATCTTCAACCGTTGTAAACGAAGGGGTAAGATATGGACCCAATTCCCCCGATCTATAAGTTGCTATATCAGGACCTTCATAAGTGACTCCATTCTTTTGAGATCCACTGGTCATTCCTCTACCATATTTTATTACTGTCTTATTAGTAGGAGGAACTTTAAATTTACACTTATTTCCTGCAAAATCATAAAATTCTCCTTGAGTTGCAGAACATACAATATCTTGCCAATCATTATCAGTCCACTCTTCCATCTCTACTATATTTTTTCCTCTATTCCTTAATCTAATATTAGAATCTAAATTACCACCAGCAGTTATATAATTATCATCAGATAAAGTTACAGTATGAGTCTCACTACCAAATTCTTGATATTCCTGAGTCCATGTTGTATTCCCAATTTTAATAGAATCTACTGCTTTACCATCATTCCAAGGTTTATCATCATAACTGTAAGTTAAAGTAATCTTTACATCCTTTCCTTTAACATTGATAGATTTACCATCAGAAGAAAATGATGCGGTTCCCCCAACAACATTATCAATAGTAAAAGCACCATTGGTATCACCCCTATGACCATCTTTTAATTCAACTCTTGTATTATTTTGCCTAACTCTAATAGTCTTATTTGCTGGATTCAATCCTATATACTGAATTCCAATTCCAGTAGCAACTTTTCTCTTATTGCTACTGGTAAATGTAACATTATAAATCTTTCCTGTCTCAACACTTTTAGTTACTGTACTGTTTATTTGAGGTCCTTTATATGTTTTAGATTCAGATAAAATTTCATCAATTGTAATTCCATTAGCAAAATCTGCCTCTGAAGTAGTCTTAAATGTAACATCTACATTCTTTGGTCCATCAACAATCTCTGATGTTTGAGATTGTGATGATGCCCAATTAGCAGTATGAAAAATTGTCTTGTCTATAGTTGTCCAAACAAATGTTTCTTCATTTTTTAATTCAATAACTAGCTCATGCTTTCCTTTCTCCAACATTACCATTATCTTCTCTGGACCTTCATTTTTAAAATGATCAAACTGTTTAATAATCTCTCTTCCATCAATAATAAATTTACCAAAATTATCTACAGTTCCTTGTATACCATAAAATCCCCTATAAGGAAGATCAATAGTCCATTTGTTACGCCATACAATACCAGATCCATCGGTTCCTTTTAAGTTTAAAGGGGGTATAGGTGATATAGAATACTTATTCATAAACTTACCCCAAGCCCCATGTTTTACAGGCCACCATTTCTTTTCAGAAGGAAAGGTGGGTGGCATTCTAGTAGTCCAAATAGGATTATTAGGACATCTTCCCTCTTGTTCAGGTGCCGGTTGAACAGGTCTTGGTGGCATAGGAGCATCAATAACTAATGCAATACCCATTGGATTTTCATTCCAAGAGAGAGCAGAAACAACTTCTTCCTCTACTTGAATGGATTGAACTTGAATATCTACAGCCAAAGCCATAGGATTACCAGCTGCCAATGCTCTACCAGGAATTTGCTCTAATACTGCTTTTAATGTATAAGAACCAGCTTTAAAAAATTTTATATCAACAGATTTTCCAGTTGAAGTAGTTCCATCACCTCTCCTAAAGAATCCCTCCTTTGTTACCACAATATCAGGACTACCTGTGCGGCTAAAAGTAAGAACTACATTATCATCCACCATTGTTGAAATAGCATAATTGCCATCTTTCGGAAACTTAATATTATTCCAAACAATTTCATGGAATCCTGCATACTCACTAGTAGATGCATTAGGACCTGGAGGATAAGCAGATTCTGTAGTAGTAATTGTCCTCTTTTCTTCTAATACATTTACACCAGTAATCTTAAGAGTAGCATTGGTATCAAATCCACCAATCACATCATCATCCATTGCCAGTGTTGTAGAATCAACTGTCTTATACCCAGAACCCTTAGTACCACCTAAAACTTTTATAGGATACTGCTCACCTGAAGTAAAAATCCCAGATCCTCTCTTCAGATCTTTCCTCGCTCCCTCTCTTCTTTTAAGATGAACTTCACCATCATCAGATTTTATCCTCACCTCCCTTAAGGCTATTCCTTTATAATTCCAAATATCATTTACATTTAATTCAAAATTAACCTTTACCCTTCCATCACCAATTACTTTAAGATAAGTTATCTCTCCTTCCTTTACCATCTTTACAATGGGTTTTTTAGGTTTAAAAAGAACCTCTTTCTCTACTTTTCTCTGTATCTTTGCAACAGGAGTAGGATCAAAAGGTAATACCCCGTATCTATTGATAAAATTACCATCATTCCTACCAGGAGCAGAATTAATCTTCCACAATTGCCTATTAGCTTTATTAATCCAATCAACTGTATTAAAAATAGTTCCTATTTTTTCCAATTGATTTAATTCTGATACTGAAATCACTGATTCTTCTGGAGGATCAATGGTGATCACATGGCTTTCATTTCCACTTCTACCTTCCTGTGTCCAAGTAGTTTTACCAATCTTAATAGATTCTACAGCAACTCCAGCTCTTGAAGGTTTATCATTCCAATCTAATACAATAGTAGCTTTTCCTAATCCTTCAATCTTTCTACCATTTGAAGAAAACTTCAATTCTCCAGATGTAATATTAAAAGAACAATTAGTGTCATTTCCATGACTATCCTTTAATTCAATTCTTTTTCCCCCATCAACCACTCTAATTGGTTTATTTGCAGCATTTAATCCAACATATACTATATCAATTCCATCTTCCCCGGAAGAAGAATCTCCCGTATCCCCTATCATTTTCTTTACCTTCTTCATTACAGGAACATTAAGTAAATCCACTGTAATCTTATGAACCCCTGGACTCATATGTTGTTTAATAGATTTTGGTCCACTATTCCAATGATCTAAATCAGAAATAAACTTCTGATCAATATACAATTTTGCTAGATTATCTCTTTGTCCTTTAAAAATATAATCCCCTTCCCAAGGAAAATTCTCTTCCCATTCAAAAGTATAAGTTTTTCCTGCATTATCAGATCCCTTTACATTTGAAGGAGGAACCGGTGAAATTGCAAACCGATTCATAAAACTATCATTAATTGTATATTTTGTTATGGGTTTAGTTTTATCTGTCCTTGGAACAGGGGGAGCTTTATAAGCCGAAGAATCTTCCAATCTATACGTTAACTCAAAAGTATCACGCTTTTGATGAAGTGTTCTAGATTTCTTTCCTGCTTTAAAAATTCCTAAAGAAGCCTGTATTTGCAAATCATCGTCATCATCTCTAGATCCAACCACATCAGTAAAAATAGCAGAACTAGTTCCTCCTTCAGACTGCACTAATCCTCTATTACCAAAAGTAGATGGCTTCAATAGCCCTTGCTCTACTAGTCCTTCTCCTGCATCTCTTACAGATGTTACATTATAAGTAATATTTCTTTGTACTTTAATTTTTATTTTATGTAGTTTATGCTCTTTATCTCCCTTATAATCATCAGCAACTATAGAAAAACGATGAGTTCCATTTTCTGATATAAAATTAAATTTAAGACCATAATTATCTCCACCTGACATACGAATAGTAAAAGGAACCTCCATAAAATTCTCTGCCATTGGAGGTGGAGGTGCTCCAGCCGCACTCGCATACCCTGTAATTTCAGCACTACCACCCCAAGCATGATGCTGAACATCATGCTTTTCTCTAGAAGTTTTATCAGGAGATGTGATCTTTAATGGTGGAGTATGTCTAGTTGTCCACCACTCCAAAATTCTTCCACTTTTTATATCAACTTTAGTTCCAGGTTTTAAAGATGTAAGTTGTTTTTGATATCGATCTATTTCTAAAGCAATAGGATCCGATGCCTTTCCAATATAAGATGATGGATCCCAAGGTCCTAAATCCTGTCCGTCCGGACCATATCTCTGCCCATACCCAACTTCTATAGGGGCACATGTTACAGTATCATATTCTTCAAAATCTTCTAAATCATCATACTCTTCCAGAATCGAAGTGCCTCCACCAACATAAGCACGAATAACTGCACCCGATCCCACACCTTTATCATCTTCCACATTTACAATTGGAGGATATTGATATCCAAATCCACCATGAACTAAATCAATAGCTAGTAAAGATCCATCATTTCCAATAATAGGATTTGCTTGAACCCCTACTCCACCACCTCCATAAAAATGAACTCTAGTTGAATCTAAATCTAATTGTTCTGATGTTAACAATTGAGTACTTCCACCTTGAGCATTAGCTTCTAAGGCTCCAACAGTCTCGTCAGTACTTTGTCTTGTATTTCCCTCAAGATTTAATCCTACAACTCCACCACATCCATCAGCCGCATTATTTGAAGGAAGCATATCCTCCGGCTTTAACTTATTAACCTCATTAATGTTTAAGTATAATATTTTTTCTCTATTTCTAAAAATAAATTGAGCACCAGGATTTAATTTGGCATGCTTATTAGCCTCATGAATACTAACTCCATCCACCAAGCCCCTATCAGTCGAAATATAACCGACACGAATATCACATTTAGTTGCTGGTCCGAAGAGATTAAATGCCATAGGTATATTTATTAAAACATATCAAACTCAAAATCATCCATTACCTTACTTCCATCCTCCTTCAACTTAGTAAACTGTTCAGTTTGCTCTGATGTTAAAACATTGGCAGTTACATTTTTCAAATCAACATCAAGCGTTCCTTTAGGAATTGTAGCAAATGGAATCTTAGGTATAGGATTAGGAATCTTGCCCTCAACAAGATTACCAAGTTGTTTAGTTACAGCTGCTTCAACTGCTTTAGGACTAGGTAATTGAGTTTGTGATTGACCTGCTCCCCCACTAGCAAAAGTATAAAAATCAGAAACAGCCGGATTAGGTGGAAGTTCAAATGGAAATATATTTGATGTTATATTCTCAAAATTCAGTGCTTGAGTAATGCTTCCATTAATATTTCCCAACTTAGAAAGCATACCACCTAATGCACCACTCACACCTGCCATTTCTTTCATAGTATCTCCTATAAAACCATCTATACCCCCAATTATATCATTATTAGTTTTATCAATTTGGTCTCTACTTGCTGCCATAACAGAAGCTATAACATCTTCTGAAGTACATATAGGAACTCTAGGAAGACCCTTGGGAGGTTGAGGATTATTAGGATCTACAGGATCAGGATTAAGAGCCATATCCATTGCCTGTTCTATCAATCCAGGAGTACCTGTTTCAGGATCTCCATCCAAATTTAATATTTTACTTATTACACCCTCCAATAATCCTCCCATTCCACCAGTAATTCCATTAAAACTAGATAATATTTCTTGTTCCATAGTTTCTTTCAAATCAAGAAACTTATATCTCTCTGCAGATGGTAAAGCAGAAACTGCTGCAGTCATTTCTTTATTCAAAGCTTTTTGATTAAATTCCATGACTTTATCCATCACAACCTTCATATACTTGGATTGTTGCTTAGAGGAATCACTAATTAATTTTTTTAAATTTTTAACTCCTTCAGTCATAGATACTGCATCAGTATAACTTGCCAATGCATTCATATGTTTATCAATAGCCTGTACCATATTATCCATGTCAGTCTGCATTGCTTTATTAGCAGATTCAACAAGATTATCAGGTTTCATTAAAACCCTTTTAAAATGATAAACCGCATCCTGCTTTATATTAGCTGCAGTTTGAAGATGCATAGCTTCACCTTCAACAGTAGCTCCAGGTTTAACTGGAGATCGTGGAGAATTTGCTTCTTGTGTTTTATTAGCAGTATATGTAGAAACTCTATTCTTTATTAAATTTGTTGCCGCACTAATATCTAATCCCCTCTTCTCTGCTTCATTTTTTGCACTCTGAATAGCAGCTAATTGTCCCTCTGTAGGATTCCGATCACTAGGTAATCCAAACATATTTAAGGCAACCCCTAGAGGTGCTGTAGCTGTCTCTAATGCATCTTCCTTACTCCTAGGTTTCTCAGTTCCTTTATCATGGTCTGGTGGTCTAGAAGTTGCTTCTTTAGAAGGTTCTCCTCCTTTTTGTTTAGCATATCCACTAGTTCCTAGTGTTCCATCTTTCTCTTTCGTAACTCTACTATCACCAATAGTAGTTGCTAATGGAGTTTGGGTATTATTTCCCAAAATACCCATAATAACAGGTTGCTGTTGCTGTGGACCATCTAAAAAGAATCCAAAAACAATATTACCCTGCCTAACCATTGGGGTTTGTCCAGAAGCTTGAAGATAAGCTCCTGCGGTAACAGGATACATGATATTTGCCCAAGGTAAATTCTTAGATGCAATTGCTTCTTCACCTAAATCATGAAGACCAAAAATTCTTACCTTATATCTGTATCCCCATCCAGGAATACTTTCTTTACTCCTAAACTTTCCAGGGTTAATATTATCACGCCAAGTGGAATCATCAGCGATCTGACCAATCCACCAATTAAATCCCTGCCCTACAAAACCCTGATCGAATAATCCTACGTCCATAAATTATTCGTCGTATACTCTACACTCAAAAGCATCTGGATGATCGTCACAATAGACTTCAAGATGTTGATCCTGATGTCTTGTATGGTAATCATTAATCTTTGCATCACTAGGATCTATCTCTTCACCCTTATGATACTCATCATAATATGCATGAGCAGATTCTAAATCTTCCTTCGAATATTCTAACATACCATGATTGATATGTTCTTTATTATCTTTTGGATCGATATAGACTTCATGATCTAAATCGTGCTTAATGTCTGACATAATTTTTTTTAGCATAAAGGTGTTTTATCTTTGGTAGGACTTCCGTCTCTTCCAAAGGAGTCTCTAATCAAATTCAGTTTAGTATATGTTTCTTTAGAAGTAATAAAGTGACATAAATCTGATATAATATATAGACCCCCATCCTCCTTATTTACCTTGTCATTCTTGGTATCAGATTCTAATTTGGGGATGTCAACAAAAACAGTGTCCCCAGCATGTAAAGAAAAATCTCCAGGCAAAGTAATAATTATTTCGGAAGCATATAATTGATTATACCTCATAAGAGACTGATTGAAAATCTTAGCATAATCAAAATTTAATTTCTTTGATTTTCCTAACTGAGTCTTAGGATCACCCCAATTCAATTGACCTGTGGTAGTAAAATTAAAAGTAGTCCTAGAGAATTTAGCATTAGTTCCTTCCTTACCTTCATTAAATTCTTTATTAAAAGCAGGGAAACTTTTTCCCGCAAGTTTTAAATACTCATTATCAACCTTTTCCTTACCCTCATCACCCAAAATATCTATTGTAGAGGTTGTCCATGTAGTATCAAAAGGATTAAATAACTCACTTTTTGTAGAATATGCACCTAATTGCAATTTCTTTTGAACATTAATTCTATTGTCTGTTGATAATGAAAGAGCCTTTACATCATATCCTTTTGGAATTCCCTTAGAAGTTGTATCTGGAGTTTCATTATAAATGATTGCTTTTCTCTGCTTTTGACTCAATAAAGTATCAATTGATTTAAAATTAAATCCTTTGGATGTTTCCCATAAAAAATATCCAGCACTAGATCCTTCTTTTTGATTTTTTGCCGAAACAGCTTTCTTCGACAACTCATTCATAACATAAAATGGTTTTTTATTATTACCAATATGAGTAAATTCCCCTCCAGGTTGTTTTGTATCTTCAATATTTGCTTCTTCATATTTTTCTGATTTAAGAAAATCTTTTAAAATTGACTTAACAGATTCTGAAATTTCTCCAGCTAAACAAACATTAACCCTTACTTCCTCATTATCAATAAATTCTCTGGATACTAAATCCAATTCATATGTTCTACTTGTAGATTCATCATTTGCAGACAAAGCAGTAATTTTGTTTATATACAAACTATTTTTTTTCTGCTCACTAAATTCTAAAGTATTGCAATTATTATCAGAAAATTTTAAATTAACCTTTTCTTCACCAGTAATAGGTAATCCTTCAACTGCACTTACTCTTTTATTACCTTCTGGTAAAGTATTACCTGCATCAGTAAAAATTACTGATGCCCTTACTGTATCTTGTAATATACTCTCCCAATATTGTAATCTAACTGTTCCACCTAATACACTTACGCTTTTAGAACGATCTTTATTAGACTTAATATCTACTCGTTTAACCTCTGCAGGAGTAGAACTTCTTGAAGTAACTGATTGAACTGGCATAGTTATATCCTCTTACTTATATTTACTCAAGATCCAGCATATAATTTTTTATGAGGATCTTCACCACCACCCGATGGTAGAAGAACCAATCCTCCTTTCCCTGAGGAATCAATACTTCCCGAATCATTTTCATCAGGAACTAGAACAACTGCCACAGCTTGATCAGTCTCTTCATAAGATGCTTTTTCTGAAATACTATCTACTTTCTTAGAAACACCATTCACATCTAAAGGTAATATAGTAGCCTGTGAAGATTTCCTTTCTACAACAATAGTTCCTGTGCCTCTGGAATGTCCAGTAGAATCCCTAGCTGCTTCTAACTCATCTGCAGTCATCGGTTTACCATCAGGACCAATCGTTGTAAGAGAACCTGTCTTATAGGAAGGTCCTACTATTCTACGTTTAAGTTTTTTATCACTCTTTTCTCCACCTTTTCCAGCTTTTCCACTATCTACTCTAGCAATTGCTGCTTTCTCTTCATCGGATAATCCTTTCATAATCTTCTCAGGATCAACCTTTGGAAGAGAACCCCCTAGAAAATTAGTACTAAATCTATCTTTCTTTTCTCCACCTCCAAAAGAATCTCCTGCTTTCTTAGGTAATCCAAGTGCATTAGAAAGCATATCACCCAAAACTTGCCCTATTCCATCACCTGCATGATAATCTGTCTTATCACCTTTCATTTTACCAATAGCAAAACCACCTGCCATATCAGCACCCATATATGCTGCTGTTAATGCTGCAGTAAGAGCTAAACTAGCACCACCAGTAAAAGGAGAAGCAAGAACTGTTGCACCAATTAAAGCACCAAATCCATAATCAATAGCAAATGCAGTTGAAGTTCTCATTAAAGCACGAGTCCAATGAACCCCACGCAAAAGATCAGAAACGAAAATTATAGCATCACCAAGTAAGGGAGCTTTACCAAGCCATCTCTTCAAAGTAGGACTCTTAATCAAAGCAAGTAATCTTTGTGCTCCCCTTGAACCAATTACATCATCACCAGCCTCAGCTAATTTCTGTAGCCATTTACTTGGATTAACATTTTCTAATAAATTACCAATAGGTTGAGATATCCTTTTATTAAACAAATCTCCACCAGCTTCAAGAGCACCAGTTACACCTCTTTGAATACCTTTTCCCTTATCTGTTAAAAATTCACCTACTTGTCCAGTCCTTTTACCCCAATCAACTCCTAAGAAATTACGTCTTTTTGGTGTAGATGGTGGAACCTCAACTTTAGGTTTATCAAGACCAATCCTTTTTCTCAAATTATTAATTCTTTGTTGGCGTCTAAAGCTTCGTCTTTGCTCTAATCTTTGATTTCTTCGCTTCTTCCACTCAGGATCTTGCTCCTTTATTTTTCTCCTTTTATTTTTTATCTCTTGTTGTTCTTGCTGCTTTTGTGTCTTTCTTAAACGATCTTCACGATTCCATTCATTACTTAAAGCAATAATCCCCAATCCAATAGTAAAGATATGATTCATAACTGTATTCAAAATACCAGCTATCTTATCAAACTTTTTAGCTCCTTCCTCACCAAATACATCTTCTATCTTCCCCCTAGTCCAATCATATGCTTTATATCCAGCATCAACAACCGTAACTAAAACATTTAAAAATTTTCCACCCCACTCTAAAATAAAATCAGCTGCTTTCATAAGCAATGGAACTATTTTCGCCAATAATGGAAGAAACTTTAAAACTTGAGTAAGAAGAAGACCCATCAACAAAGACTTAAAGAAAGTCTGGATATGATCCCACATACTCCGGACTTGCTTTGGTACAGGCAGAGCTAATTTATCTTTAGGTTTCTTACCTTCTATTTCTTCTTCTGCTTTTTTTCTTGCCTCTTTTTCATCTTCTTGTTTCTTAATAGCTACTGCTACCTTATCTAAAATCAGATTATCTTTTAAAATCTGATCAACTGTTATTAACTTAGTACGAATCGTATAAAAATTGGCAGGCCCTCCTGTTTCCAAAGAATCGATAGCACTACCTTTAGGTATAAGAGGTGTTGATGGAGTTACAGTATCAAAACTAATGTCAGGATTCTGACTTTTGTCAGGTTGATCCGTTCTTGCCATCAATTTTGTAGTATTTACCGGCTTCTTTTTTCTTGATCCTAATGCTTTAAGACCTTTACCAGCTATCCCTAATAATCCTAATGCCATATCTTACACCGTTATCCCCAACACTTCCATTTTAGCCGCAGATCTCTTAGCAGAAGCACTAAAAGGTGGAATGTCTGCACCTTGAGTCAATTTCTTGCGAGATGATTGTTGTGCTGCTTTTTGTCTTCTCATATCAGCAACAACTGTAGAAGGATCCTTACGTGGAGAAGGAGTTATATTAGATTCCTTTTTATTATTAGAAAATGCCTCCTTTTTAGTAAATTCTCTACCACCCTGCCCAGCAATACCAGCAGCACCAACAATATTCTTCGGATCAAATCCTAATTTTTTGGCAAAGGACTGAGGGAAAGAGTTTATAGCAGCCCAATCCACATTACTATCAACAAACTCTGCAGTTGACATGGCCATTGTCTCAGCAGCTCCCCCACCTACCTGAGAGACCGTTCTTGAATATTTCCCCACTTTCTTCCACCTTTCTTTCCCATCTTCCGTTTTAGGCATTCTTATAGTAAAACCAGGCATAGTATAATGTCGCAGATCACCATAATGTTTATCAACTATAACAATACCCGCATCTACTGCATCCTTATATGAATTAATACTCCCTGGTTTTACTATAGGAGTTTTTAAGCTTCCCCTTTCTATCCTTTTTTGCTCCTCTGCAGTTGGTGTCAGAACCACACCCCCACCTTCATACCTATTTCCAACTGAAATATTTGTTCCACCACCAGCAGCATTCATTCCGGCAAGTGTATCAACACCCCACTTATTCACTGCACCCTTACTCATTACAAACTCTCCTGCTGTTAACTTAGCAGGAACCCTATCTCTTCCTTCAGGACCTGATACAAACCCACCTTGGGCTTTCTTTTGAACTTTAGGTGTTTCTTCTCTTCTGCCAAAGAATCTACCAAAGAATCCACCTCTTTGATCCTCTGATGGTGTTTCTTCACTTCCACCTTTCCGATCATCTAATCCCAGAAATTCGGATTCAGAATCACCAATCTCTTCACCCGATCCCATTACACCTTCCACCATCATGGGCAATCCCAAGCTCATAAGTGGCATTGCGGCTTTACTAATCAATCCACTCCTACCACCAGGAATCATCTTTAATATCTTTCCTATCTTCAACTTAGCAATGGCTGCTACTAATTTAGGAATCAATTTTAAAAAACTTAGTGTAAATTTTCCTATATTAGCTACCAATTTGATAGCCATTTTCACAAAAGAATTTCCAAATAAAAGATAAGCAGCTAACATTGTTGGCCACCAATCTTTCAAAAATCTAACTATATTTTTAATTTTATCCTGATTTTGTGGATTAGTAAACCATTTTACAAGTCTTGTAATTACATTACCTAAAATAAGGGTTGCTATAAAATTTTTAATAGTCTCCCAATATTTTGCAAAAGGTGAAAGTATTTTTGCTCCTATCTCTTTAGCTCCTTCCCATATATTCCCAGCCCCTTCTAAAAGACGTTCCTTTAAACTTCTTTTCTTATCTTCTGCCTCCTTTTTAGCATCCTCAGCTATATCTTCCTTTAACTTATGATCTTCTTTTAATGTTTCAATTATAGAATCAAGAGACGCAGATATCCCTTCTATTGGTCCTTCAGACGAAGATTTAAGATTTTCTGATATATCACTTTTTCTAATCTTTAAAATATTTTTTAATACTGTAATCTTCCTCTCATTATTACCAACCCTCTCCTCTAAAGCACTCCCAGCTGCAAAAGATGAACCCATAAATTTGGATGTATTGACCCTTGGTCTAATAGTTCTAGATGCTGGTGGTAGTAGTGCTTCAGCCATTACCTGATTGTTGTTGTTGCTTTAATCTTTCTTCTTCTAGATGTTGTTGAAGAAGTCCCACATACACATCTCGTTCCCAAGGCATCATATTTTCAATCTCTGTTAAGCTATATTTATGGTACTGCATCAAAGCAAAATTAAGCTTAAAGTAATTAGCCAGATCCATATGGATCATGGCTACGCGAAAAAAGATGCAAGTCCCTCCAATACTACATCACTTTCAACTTTTGTCTTAGGATTAGTTACTTTAATAGTATGAGATAACTTAGGCATAGTATTAAAAAATTCCTCAATAGATTTAAATTGATTAGAATTCATAGATTCCATAAATTCCTTTACTTCTTTCTTACTACAATCAGCCGTTGCCCACACCTCATCCTCAGTATAAACCTTATCAATACACGTTGCGATCAAATCAAATGATTGATCCATTGCATTCTTTTCGTCAAAATCAAAATTATTTTTAATAAACTGTTCCAAAGAAGGATATTTCAATTCCATCATAATAGAATCATCTAATTTAATTTTATTAGTATGATCTTCATCCTTATGAACTTCAATATCATCCAAATTAATTGTTAGTGCAACCTGAGTTTCTCCATCATCAGGACAAGTAACATTAACTTCAATATCCTCTCCTACAGATTTTCCTCTGATATTAAGGAACAAATATTCAATATCAAAAGTAGGAAGAGTCTCTACTTTAATTCCTTTTGTAAGAATACAACTTTTTAATACTGCTTTAATAGCATTTGTTATTTGCTTCGTATCTTCACTCTCTAGTGCAATAACCAATAACTTCTCTTCTTTAACTAAAAAAGGTCTGTATTTAATTGTTTCACCAGTCGAAGGTAGTTCCAACTCATAAGTCGGAGTGGCAATTTTTGGTAAAGGCATAATAACCTATAGAAATTTCAGTATGTTTATTTAGTGAGGTTATCGTATGGATTTATAAACTTGTTGACCAACAAATCCACCAGCAATATCTCCCAAAAGATCACTCCCAGTAACTTTATCAACAACAGAATCAACCAATTGACCCGCAATATTACTAAAGAACCCTGCCATATTATATTGAGATTGTCCAATTATGGATTGAGCCCCCGATGAAGCAGGAATACTCTTCACAATATATCTAATATAACTCATTTGAACACTACATTTCAATAAATTAGATCCATCATAAGAAACTGGCATTGAATTTATGGCTCGGGGGAAAGCCCTCACAAATGTATATTCTACCCCAGAAGTCCCTTCTCGTCCATGCCAGTGATCTTTTTCAAATTTAATTACCTTTAACCCTTCTTGCATATAATCATCTGGATAACCTATTCTATAAAAATAATTAGGATTAAGAGCTTCAGTACTATCTTGACCGGCAGCTAAATCCATCCAAGCTTCAAAAAATTTAATCGGAGTATAAAATCCAGCATCCACATAAAAACTCAAATCAATTGTTTCATCATAAATTCTGCGATGAACATGCCTCTCAGTAACCCCAGTATAATCATTCTGAACATCTAACGTTGCTAAACTAGATCCAGGAAGAGATGCTTCTGAACATAACAAATTCAACCTAGGTTGATCAATAGTCATCTTTCTCCTAAGTTCCTGAGGAATAGGAATTTGCACCTCAAAATGAGAAGTAGTAGCAGGTCTTAATAAACTAGATTTAATATCAGATACTGTTTTGTAGTCAGGCATTTATAAATAATTTTTACCTTATATATTATGTATGGCCGAAAGTATAAAGAGTTTATTTAAACCCACTAAACCTAAGAAATATAAAGGTGATGCAAGAAATATTATCTGTCGTAGCAGTTGGGAAAGAAAATTCTGTAATTGGTGTGATTTAAATGAAAGTATTATAGAGTGGGGAAGTGAAGAATTTTGGATCCCCTATCGTGCTCCTGATGGTAAAGTTCGTCGATACTTTCCGGACTTTATTATCAAAGTAAAAGAAAATACAGGTAAAGTGAAGACCTATGTAATTGAAGTTAAACCAGCAAAACAAACCAAACCCCCCAAAAAGAAAACAAAAGTGACAAAATCATATCTCTATGAATGCACAACATATGCTGTTAATCAAGCAAAATGGAAAGCAGCCCGAGAATGGTGTGCTGATAGAAAGGTTGAATTTAAAATCGTTACCGAAAAAGAATTAGGGATTAGATAATGGGAAGAAAAACTCTCCAACAAAGAAGAGAAAGAGATGCTGCCAGAGAAGCAAGTGAAAATTTTGGGTTTAGTGGAACAGAAGATAACCGTGTGCGTCAATATCTAAGTGACCTCAATAATAGAACTAATGATCCTGAAGAGATGATGTTAGAAATAATGGAAGCTCTTAATGATACAGTCACCCCTATACCAGATCCAGGAAACTTCTATACTTTTGTCTATAATGCAAAAACTCCAGGTGAAACTTATGATCAACACCCATTGATTGCTTGTATGGAACTATTCCCATGGGGATTTAGAGGACTTAACTTTCACTGGAGAAAATATCGTAACTATACATGGGAAGAACTAGCAGGACAGCTCTATATTGTTCAACGAAATGAACTTGATGACTTACTTGCTATACCTTATGCAAAATTCATCCTAAATAATTAAAAAATATACCTAAATGTCGGTAATAACCAGTAAAATTAGTCAAATACCTCTTGGTTCTGGAAGAAACAAAGAAACCATCTTTACTGCAACGCGGACCACTAAGTTAGGTGACGGAACATTTCATGTCGATATTCTTCAATATAATGATGCATTAGGAGCTGGTGGAAGAGTTATTGGAGTAAGAGACCCTGGAAATCCTAATAAAGTAAATTGGAATGATAACGCAACTGGAAAAATAAAACTAAATCAAGGAAAAATAAAAGAGGCATCAAAAGGACAGATGCAGTCCATGAGAAAGGACTTTGTAACTAATGCACAAGAAGCAGAAAGATACAATGCATCCCAAGGAAATAGAAATACTGCAATAAGTGAAGGAGAAGATCAAACTGGAGATCTAGAAAATCCAAAAATAACATCACAAGAAGGTGCAAGAAGATTAAATTCAGAAATAGGAGCAAGTGATCAAAATACCAGAAATAGTTTTGGTCATTATGTATTTCCCGAAAACATAAGACAAGGTGGGGGAAAAGGACAAGATTTCATCAAATTTGATATGATGAAATATACTCCCAGACAGTTTGCTAAAAAACAAAATACTCTTGAAGAAAGAGAACGTTTAGGAGAAGGTAATAGAAAATCAATAGGATCGGTTATCCTTCCTATACCTGCAGGAATTGGTGATCAACAAAACGTAGGTTGGCAACAAGATGAGATGGATCCTCTCCAAATAGCAGCAGCCGAAACTCTATTAGCAAGCATGGATAATCTACCGGAAGGTGGAAAGACAGCTGTGCAAAAGGTAGAAGCAGCCTTTAAAGATATGGGAGAAATAAGTACAGCACTGAAAACAATACTAGCAGGAGGTGCTGTATCAGCAGGAAATCTATTAACAAGAACCACAGGTGCTATTGTCAACCCTAACATGGAATTATTATTCCAAAATCCAACATTAAGATCATTCTCATTTAGCTTTTTATTATCACCTAGAAATGAGAAAGAAGCAAAAGAAGTAGTTAGAATTATTCGATTCTTTAAACAAGGAATGGCACCAATACGATCTCAATCAAGATTATTCTTAAAATCTCCACACACATTCCAATTAAGATACAGAAACTCAAATGGAACCCAACATGATTACTTAAATAACTTCAAAGAATGTGCACTGGAGTCTTTTACTACTCAATATACACCTCATGGACAATATGCAACATTTAAGGATGGTGTAATGACTTCTTATCAAATCCAACTGGGATTGAGAGAACTCACTCCAGTCTACAATGATGATTATGGTAACAGTGGCAATCTCCCAGCACAAATAGGATTCTAAAATGGCCGGATATTTCGATCTAGTTCCTAATTTTGATTACGTTAGCAGACTCCCGAATGCTAAAATATCAGAATATATTAAAGTAAAAAATCTTTTTAAAAAAGCCAATCTCAGAGAAGATATCTATCAAGATCTGACTTACTTTACCAAATACCAAATTCAAGGAGATGATAGGCCAGATAATGTTGCATTTGAAATGTATGAAGATTCTACTCTTGATTGGGTAATCCTTCTAGCAAATAATATTATTAATATCCAATCTGAATGGCCTATGCCACAACAGGCTTTTGATAGGTATCTTTTAGACAAATATGATGACAATTATAATACACTCCATAACGGAATTCATCACTACGAAACAGTTGAAGTAAAAGATAGTAATGATATTATCATTGTACGTAAAGGTCTAGAAGTTAGTAAAGATTTCAATATAACCTATTATGACTGGTTCCTAGGTGGTTTAACTACAGCCAATAATATTGTTAAACCTGTGACTAATTATGAATATGAAGAGAAAAAAGAAAATGAAAAAAGAAATATATTTGTTCTTAGAAGAGAATATATGGGTGTTATTCTAGATGATATAGAAGATTTAATGCCATATAAAAAAGGGTCCACTGAATATGTCAATGAACACCTTAAAAAAGCAGAAAATATTAGACTTTATCAGTAATTAAGTCTCAGCAAGTTTCTGGAAATAACTTAAAGCATCATCACCATCATCTCCACTAGCAGATGCTACAGGAGCAGGTGCTTTAGATTTAAAGTCGGGTGTAAATGTACCACGACCATCACTCTCATCCTCTAACTCTTCATCAAATACACGACGAGTAGAAGGTTTTGCACCTAGAACATAATCAAGACGCTTCTTCAAGTCATCATAAGACTTGAACTGATCAGAAGCAATAACAGCAGCAAGAGAATACTGCTTTTTCCAGACTGCTTCTAATGCATCATCATCATCCAAAAGTGGTGAGACAGCCTCAAATTCTGATTTGTCATAATTCCAAAAACCATCCTTCTTAACAATCTTCAACTTAAAGTTGGCACCTTGCCAAAAGTCGAAAGGATTGATTGGAGTCTCATCCTCAAACTCTGGTTGCATAGATTCTTGAATCTTATCAAAAATCTTCTTACCAAACTTATAAAGAAATACTCCACCCTCATTTTGAGGATTAGTAGGATCTTTTACGACATAGATGTTTGCATAATAGGAAAGCTTGCGCTTCTGTCTGCGAACAACATCCTTATCGGATTCATTACCACTGTTCCAGAGTTCACGATTGTGCTCTGATACAGGATCCTTACCACCAGTTGTGGTTAAGGAATTTTCAATGTACCAACCACCAGGTCCTTGAAATGCATGTGAATACATTTTTGCCCAGGGAATATCTTCCCCTTCTGGTGCTGGTAAAAAACGAATAACAGCATAACCGTTACCTGTTTTATCCACTTCAGGTTTCCAGAGACGCTCATCAGCACCCCCACCTGTTGTGTTCATCTTCTCTACTTCTTTGACTAACTTCTGGGTCAGTGAACCAAGAGAAGACTGTTTCTTTAAGTCTTTAAAAGACATTAGATTACCTCGGATTAATTAGATTTGGCTTGTGTGTACCTTGTTATTATAAAAGATTTAAACAGCTCTGTCAATCTGATTTCTCATAACTTCAACCATTTTATTCATATTATTAAAAAGAAGATTCATATCTACATTAGAAGGAAGACCCATCATAGACGCAGACTCAATAATTTCTTCTTTCATTCTCCGTGCAGCAGGATCATCAGATAAACTCAAACGAGTATAAAGAACTTTTTGCTTCTCCAAAAGTCTTTCCAAAATTTCAATATGATATAACTGATCATCCTTACACATAGTAGGAAATTTAAAGACATTAGTATAAACTTCTTCTTGAAGTTCACTAATTTCCGCCATTTCTGCACGGACAACCTCAGATTGAAAAAATTCACTCATAGTACGATTTTTTGGAGAATCTTTTTATAACGTGGTACATCTATATTTAGGAAAGGACTGTACTTTTTAATTTTTCGACTGACGGTTTCCCATACAGGATCATTTAATTTTTTGTCCCAATCTTTCCTATACTCAAATATTCTATCACATATTACTAGAGTTTCAAGTGATATTGTCCCACCAAGATAATTCTTCAAAATTAGTGGATGTCCCTCAGAACAATCAAATACCTCATTTACCTTATTTTGCCCAAAAAGGGAATTTGCCTCTTCTTTGAAAATATACGAAAGTGACTGAATTTTCTTTTTCCAATCAACATATCGTCCTTCACCTTCTTTGATCATTTCACCAATCCACATAGTTCCTGGATCTGTCGTATATACGAAATTAGAGACAAAAAACTCTTCTACCTCTTTATCGTTTTTTTGCCGTGCAAACTTTTCAAACCAAAATCGGTCCTTCCTCTTATAAAAGGCTTTTTGGGTTGCTCTGGTTTTACCACGATACTTGATATAATCATAATGATCCTTAGTAAAGTGATTCTTCAGAGAGAGATAACAACGGTAGGCATCAAAAGGCATCATTTATTTTATAGTAAATATTTCCAGCAATTACAGATCTTCCCTTACATCTATTTTCTGGTACATGATGAAATAAATTTGCCGGAAAAATCACCATATTACCAGCCTCTGCCTTTACCCTTTTACCACTACTAGTAAAAACCAAAGGTGAGGATCCTTTAGGAGTATTTACAAAATAAACAAACGCAAAAGAAGAAGGAACATGATGATGAGATGTCTGCTGATGACCTTCATTATACACCTGACCCCATATTTGTTGCAAGGTAAGAGTATAATCAGCTAATATGGCAGGAACAGCATTAACGGGAGAATGTTTAAAAGAAAGAATAATATTACACGCATAATCACCAATTAATTTAAACTCCTTTATACCCATACAATGCCATTCTGTCATTAATGCACCCATATCAGGCTGCACTGCTTTCTCTAGAATAATCTCATGTAATTTAGGATTTAACTTCTCTGCATATGGATACTTAATAATATGAACTTCTTTCTTATCTGATATTATCATCATTCAACATAAAGATTACCAGCTAAAACTATTCTACCATCACATTTGTTTTTTGGCACATGATGACAATTATTTCCATGAAAAAGAACCAACTTCCCCTCATTTGGAGTAACCCTTTTACCACTTGTAGAAAATACTAAAGGAGAAGATCCTTTTGGAGATTTTACAAAATAAACAAACGCAAAAGCAGCAGGAAAATGTGCATGGGATACAGTATAATCTCCTTTATTATACAATGCGGCCCAACACTCTGTTAGTTTATAATTATATCCTGCAAAACCCCTAACCAAACCAATAATCCATTGTTTAATTAAATTAAGACTAGGAGTCTCAATTCTATTACCAGACTGCAGGGCCTTTACATTAGTATTACTCCCATCTAAATTAGTACATTTTTCTGGGTCTAAAAACTTAATTCCCAAATCTGCCATCTCATTGACTAACTTTTCATTTAAAGATTCAAAATATGGATGATTATACACAAATACACCCAATTTTTCATTACATATAAAAGTATCATTATAAGATCCTATCCAAACTGACATCTTATGCTTTGGTATTCCCGTCTACCGAAACTAGATGTTGCTCTATAAGAGATACTTGCCCTCTTATTATATTAAAAGCAAGAGTAATTCTTTCTTTATTAATAGTCTGAGGTTCTACATGATGGAAAGTGGATGCAGGAAACATAACCATTGTTCCATCCTTACCATCATAACCAATATCATAATCATCAAATACAGTAGGGTGTCCATGATTCTTATAATAAATCACACCTGATAGTAATCCAGCATGATTATGTGTTGGATTATCATCTCCTTTATATGCAAAGTTAGTCCAAATATCATAAGAATCAAAATGTCCATGCCATTTCCTTAGGGAATAATCACGATGAGAACCTCCCATTCCCCAATACTTTGCAGTCAACCTCAAAACCCATGCCAACCAAAAAGATTGCTCAATTAAATGAGGAGAAATAGAACACTGATATGAATTATGTTTCTTCCCATCCACAGAAAGATACCCTACATTCTCATGGGCTTTCAATGCTGCTAATGGATGATTCTTAAACCTCCTACTCTCCTTTACCCAACCATCAATCTCTTTCCGAATCTGTGAAGGAATCTTTGCTACCATTACAGGACATCCCTGCTTTAACTTTTCCATAACCAAAGGGTCATTCATCTATCTACCCTCTCTCGATTTATTCCTAATAGTAATATGATTACCTTCTATAGCAAACTCTAACTTATCTCTATGATCCCATAGAAGTTCTTCATAAAGAGAATCAAGTTTATTCATATCATCCCAAAGATCTGTGGGTGTAGGCTCACCCCAAAACGGATTCTCTTCCATGGATTTCCTCTTTATTATAGTTAGGATAGTTTTTAAAAAAAGTAATAGAGCAAAAAAATTCCGGAGTTTTTTTCCCGACTTTTTTGGAATAAAAAGTCGAATTTCCCTCAGAGAGGCAACTTAGCACGGGAAGTCTTCTTCATAAAGTTTAACTCTTGGGCATCGCATTTAATTTTTTCTTTCAACGGTTTTGATATAAGTTTAGGTACAGATTCAACATCTATATTATTTTGATCACAGAAATGAACAATAGCATCAATATAATTCATGTCTTTATTCTCTAGAACTAGTGATTCAATCGACTCTGCAAATTTAGCAGGACAAAAGAACTTGCTTGCTAATACTTTTTCTAATTCATCCTTTGGCATTCTCTGTCCCAGTATTGTTAGATACAAATTCTTTTATATACTTCACTAATAATTTAATATAATCCCCTTTGTTTCTTTTGTCAAATACTTTTACCTCTCCACCTGGTGTTACCATGATGGTGATTAATTTCTTAACAGGGATCTCAGTTAATTCATAATATGCAGCAGCATAAAACATCTCCTGAACAAAATAATTTTCCAACCATTTCTCTGGTTTGATCTTCTCAGACGTTTTAAAGTCTATTACTGCCAGTTCACCTTCATACTCCGCAATACAATCAACTCTTCCAGCAAGACCTAGGTACTCGGAGTAAAGGGTTCTTTCTATAGCGTGTATGTTATTTATCTTATCCAGATATGGAGTAGCATGATGGAACATAAACTTAGTAGCAGGAAGGTAATCCTCCCACACCAAATCTCTATTTTCCAAATATGCCTGAGCAGCTTCATGAAAATCTGTGCCACGGGCAGTTGCCTTCTTTGTAATACGGTTTGCTTCTTCTATACCAACTCGCTTACGCCAATCAATAAAGATCTGTCGGTTATAAAAGGAAGTTACTGATGTGATAGAGGGAACCCACTGACCATCAGGGAGTTCGTATAATCTACACCCAGGTGTTTCTTTCTTTTTTAATTCAAGTTCACCTAAGTGATTACAATGCTCAAACTTCATAGTTGAAATTAACTACCACTCTTCTTTTTTCA